TGTTCAAACAAATATTGGCCATCCTGCTGGGACATGGCAATTTTTAGGCACATCATCTGGCCAATTATATTTAAGAATTTATTAATAGGGAAATTATGTTTACTTTAATTTCAGTATCAGATCCGGTTTATACATCAAATACACCAAATAGTGGCATTAATGTAACTATTCAGTTAGCAGAATTTTCTAATCCTATAAAGTTTCATGCAATGCAAAATGATCCAGAGCCTCACGGAGTGCAAATTTATAATGATTTAATTGCAGGCAAATATGGACCAATAGCTCCATATGTTCCACCAGCACCAGCTGCTAATAATCAACCAGTGTCGTCAGGCACAACAACAGTTTAACATATATTCTCCTATTATAAATACCTTAATAGGAGAGTGATATGGCCGGACCAATAAAATCAAGACAAGACTTTAAGACCTATTGTCTGCGTAGACTAGGTTTTCCAACAATTCAAATCAACATAGATGATGACCAAATTGAGGATCGTATTGATGATGCTATTCAATACTGGCAAGATTATCACTATGATGGCACACAAAAAGTGTATTGGATTCACACAATCACTCAAGAAGATGTAAACAACAAGTATTTGGATGCCACACAAGCACAAGATTCAGATGGTAATCCATTGTACATTCTTGGCATATCTCGCATATTTCCATTAACGGACTCTCAAGCAACAATCAATATGTTTGATTTGAGGTATCAGCTTCGTTTAAATGAATTGTATGATTTTACATCCGCATCATACATTAATTATACTCTCACTCAACAACATCTAAGATCATTAGAATTACAATTTACTGGTGAAGTACCCATTCGTTTTCAAAGGCATATGCAAAGGCTGTATATTGATTGGGCATGGGGTGATTTAGAAGCTCCTGCTGGTCAAGTGGTAATTTCTGAAGCATATGCATCAATCAATTCAAACAGTTATCCATATGTGTGGAATGATCGTTGGTTAAAAGAATATGCAACAGCTTTGATTAAGAGAAGTTGGGGTCAGAATATGAAAAAGTTTGGCGGCATTCAACTACCAGGTGGTGTGACATTAAACGGCAAAGAAACTTATGATGAAGCAGTTACAGAAATTGAAAGGTTAGAAACCGAAATGTCTACAAACTATTTTGCACCGCTTGAGTGGTTCATGAATTAAGATGGCAACAAACAAATATTTTAATCTATACAATAATAAACCAGAGCAAAGGCTTGTTGAAGATTTAATAATTGAAGCCGTTCAACAATTTGGTTTTAATGCCTATTATATTGCAAACGATAATACTGTTGCAAGAGATTTGCTATATGGTGATGATCCACTCAAAAGGTTTCGTGCAGCTTATCCGTTAGAATTGTATCTTTCTAATGCAACAGGTTACGATGGTGAACAAGAATTTTTCTCTAAGTTTGGTTTAGAGATTCGTAATTCTTTATCTGTTATGTTACCAAAGAGAACGTTTTCTCAAAGAATACCACAAAATCTTTTGACAAGACCACAAGAAGGTGATTTGATTTATATTCCATTTACTGGTTCATCTGGTAAAGGCGAGTTATATGAAATTAAATTTGTTCAAGGTAACAAAGATATGTTTATGTTGGGTAGAAAGAATCCATATTTTTATGAATTGCACTTAGAATTGTTTAAATACTCTCAAGAAATTATTGACACAGGCATACCTGACATTGATATAGTTTCGGACACTGCTGCATATAACATTAATTATATTATGTATTCTGGTGGAACAGGTAATTATTTGTATAAAGAAGCTGTGTTTCAAAGTCATGATTCAACTTATGCCAATGCATATGCAGTTGGTATTGTATCAAGTTGGACAAATGTGCCGCAACAAAGTGTCTATGCAATAGAATTAACAAATATTGCTGGTGAATTTTTAGCAAATAATATTATAATAGGTCAAACAAGTAATGCACAATGGACATTACAAACATATGATCACATAGAAAGCTCACAACAGTATGTTCCATACGATAATAAAATTATTCAAAATGAAGCAAACAATGTGGTTAGTTTAACGGAAACAAATCCATTTGGTGATATAGGTGCTCTGTAATGTCAACTCCAATTTTTAATAATTTAATTCGTTTATTTACAGTAGGTTTTGGAAATCTATTTAAAGATATTCAAATACTAAGGTATGATGTAGATGGTTCAGAAGCAGAAAGATTTCTTGTACCTATTCAATATGCGAGCAAAGAAAAATATGTGGCTCGTCTTGAAGGTGATCCAAACTTAGACAGAAAAATTCAAATATCATTACCAGCAATGTCATTTGAAATGAATGGTATGACTTATGATACTACAAGAAAACAAATCACCAATGTTAAAAACTTTGCACAAACAAGTTCAGGTGTGCAAGCACAATACAATCCAGTTCCATATAATTTAGATTATAGCCTTTACATCTATGTAAGAAATGAAGAAGATGGTAATCAAATTATTGAAAGAATTTTACCATATTTTACACCAGATTATACAATTAAATTAAACCTGATACCTTTGATGGGAGTTGTTAGAGATATTCCTATTGTTTTAAATAACGTTTCATATGAAAATGATTATCAAGGCAACATGGATTCTTCTACAAGAGTTATTATTTGGACTTTAAATTTCACGGTTAAAGGTTTCATTTATGGTAATGTTAATTCAGCTGAACTGATTACACATTCAATTACCAATATATATAATGATATAACTCAAGATACTCAAGTTGTTTTTAATTTAAATCCAACATCTGGTGTTGGTGAGTATCAACAAGGTGAAATCGTTTATCAAGGTTATTCTCTTGGTACTGCAACTGCAACTGCAAAAGTTATTGTACAAGATACAACAAATAATAATTTAACCCTGACTAATTTAAATGGTAATTTTGTTTCAAGTTTACCTTTGATTGGTGCAAAAACAAATGCAAGTTACAAGTATACATCATCAAATTCTCCTATTATAAAATATGCAGAAGTTGATATAACTCCAAGTCCTAATACAGCTAACGCAATTAGTAAATATACATATAATACAATAATAACGGAGATATAATATGCCCCGAATATCAACAACAAAATCTACAGCTGTTAATTATACGACTATGAGCGGTTATGATAATGGCCACGGATGGACAACACAAAATTATGGAACTAATACTATTTGGATTCCATGGACAGGCAGCGGTTACAATGTAGATGTGGGAACTCCTTTACCTACACCAGGTCAAATAGTAACCGATTCAAATGGAAATAGTGCAGTAGTTGATTATTTACAAGATAATCCTGGACCATATGACACAAAAGTTATTCACTTAACAACTTCTGTTCCGGGATTTGCAAGTGATGGTATTGTGTCTATTGGTGGAAGTCCAATACCAACTGGTTTAAAAATTACTGGCGGATTTATACTATCAAATTTTGGATTTCCATACAATCTCTATGCAAATCAAATAAATGGAGTAGATTCAGGAGGAACATATGACTCTAATGGTTTTGTTAGTGATTATGCATTTTTAACAATTTCTCAAGGGTTTGATACTTGGTTAAATGCAAATGTTGGTGTTGGTAATTATGGAGCCTTTTATGCAACATGGGGACCAGGCAGTACAGATTCAACACCAGATAATTCAAATGTTGTAATTGCATATCTAGGAAGCCAAGAAATCATATTGTATCCTACACCCACTGGTTGGACAGAACAATTATACGGAACTTGGAATATGCCAGTAAGTTTAATTTCATTTGCAGGAGTATTACCATAATGAAAACAAAACCCAATTTAACTGCGGAACAAAAGAAAGCTTTTCAAATAAAAACAGTAAATATTTTGAATAAGTTACCCGCAAATCATAAAGCAAGAAATTTATTAACAAAAGAACCTTTTAAATTAATCAACGAAGGTAAATAAATTATATTAAAATGAACACCTTTGACAAGAATATGGAACAATTCTTTGATGTGATACCAACACCGATTGATGAACAAAAAAAGAAATCAACGGCAATAGTACCACAAGATGAACCAGATTTAAAAACTGATTTAAATGATGCATATCAGCAATCAAGAGAAAATCTTGAAGATATTATATCACAAGGTAAAGAAGCCATGGATGAAATACTTCAAATTGCCAAAGCAGGCCAGCATCCAAGAGCATTTGAAGTTTATGCAACTCTTTTGAAAAATATGACTGAAGCTAACGACAGACTTTTAAAAATACAAAAAGAAATGCGTGAGATGG